ATTAGTAGAACTAGATGCAACCGATAGAGAACTTAATCCTGCACAAGGACATACTGTATTTACTACATCAACGTTATGAGTTGGTTTAGGTCCTTCTGATAGATTATAATATGGTACTTCATTATTATAATAATTAATAAGATGCTTTTCATTATCTTGAAACCCATCGTATGTCATCATATATTCTGGTCTTTTACCAAATACGTTTTGCATGGCTATTGTTGACCCGCCAATTAAGGGTACTATTGATGCGTAATTCATTTTAAAAATTTCCTTGCTACTGCTAATGCTCCGCCAACTGCCATGTGCATATCGATATAAACATATTGACCGCACCTTCCGATAAATTTCATTTTAGATTCGTCTACCATATCTTTGTATTTCTTATACGTATCTCTATTAGTTCCTTCTACGTCTTGAACTGGATAGTATCTTTCCATATTATTATCCTTATAATCACATGGCTCTTCGTAAGTAAGCACTGTTTTATAGTCGTTTACTCCGTGATTTGCTATATTCTTCCATTCGGTTACTCTTGTAAATGGACCATCATGTGTAAAATTAACTGTTCCTGTTGGTAAAACTTTAGTTTGATTTAGTGTTACGTTATGAAACTTGATAGATCTATATGGCAATTCACCATGGCAATTATCAAAGTACTCATCTATAGGCATCGAGTTAAAGATATAATCATAATCCTCTTCCATTAATTTATTGAAAGCTACTGAAGTACATACGTTAATATTAGTATGACTAAAGATATTCTCAAACAACTTAGTATAACCTTCTTTCGGCATTTGCTGATACTTGTCATTAGGAAAATACAACTCATTATCATCATCTCGTATTGGAACTCTGTTTATTATTGCAGGATTTAATTCATCTAATGTTTTACCCCACATCTTATAAGTGTAAGGTCTAAAGAAAATATCTAGTACATTCTCTTCACCCACTATTTCTTTTGTTTCTTTATTAACTGGTAGAGTAACATAACGTCCATCATCCAATTGAGCTTTAACTTTATGCTGATACTGAGTCCATTCAGTAAATCTAGATAGCCACTTCACTACATCAACGTTGTTTGTATGAAAGAGATGTGGACCATATTTATGAATTCGTATTCCATTTTCATCAGTGTAGTCATAAGCATTACCACCAATGTGATCTCTTTGATCTATTACATCTATCGTGTGTCCTTGTTCTGCGCATTCCCTTGCTATAACTGCACCAGCAAATCCAGCGCCAACTACTAATATCTTCACAGAATAACACCTAGTTCTTTCTGTTGCTTTCTTTTATCCAATGGATGCCTACTATATAGCGCATCTTTTTGGCGTTCTGCTACAGAAGTTAGTTCTTCTATATTCATTTCTTCTAGGTTTTGAGCAGTTAAGCCTGCAAGGTATTCGTCTCCATATAGCAAATACATTTCGTCGTATTCACCAATTAGAATAGAACCACCATCAGCTACTTGATAAGGTCTAGCTCTCCACCAACCTGAACCTGCATGAGGGTAACCTGGCATTAAACTTCCCCATTGTTCTGCATATACTTTACACATATCACTTTCGAGTAATCGTCTTTGTTTTTCTTTTCTAGATCCAAAGAATTCGATATCCCACTCACTAACGTTTTGCTGCTTTAACCAGCGTTTTGTTTTACCTTGTACAAGTGAAGCGAAGTTAAAGACCATAGCTTTCTCATCGGGTCCAATAGTATCTTCTTCTATACTTGGCATCAGAGATTGCTCCATGAATTCCATATCTTCTATTTCGATATCGCCTCTATTTCCAGGAGTTCGATTCCTATGATATGGATTAGGATCATATCCTACTAATAAATCTTCAGGATAATTAATGAGCTTAGACATGTCACCACCCATAAACACTGATAACAACATTGGCCTTCTTTTCTCTCCAATGAATTTAACAGCATCTAACAAAGTTTCAGCATGTGGTTCTAATAGTTCATATGACATATCAGGGTCACACATCTTGTTTTGTCCGATGGTAAATTCTTTTAAGAGTGATTCCTTATCTGTACATGATTGAATACCTTTAAAGATATCTTCTGTCTGCCAATCATCCATTGCAAGAATAAGGTTATGCTTTGCGGTAGCGTGAATAGCCCATAGTCCATTATAGAACGCTAATTGTAAAGCTTGTCTAGGTGATGCTAGGAAACAGATTACTTTGTCATAATCTCCTAGATCTTCTCCGATCTTTACTAATCTTTGCTCTACCTCGTGTCCCATATCTTCTAAACATCGAATCAATGAATAGTGTGATGGTACTACCTTTAGCTGTTGTCTTAAATAGAAATCTTTTGTTGTTTGATTTTTATTCATTCCGGTTATTAATATTTTCATTATGTTATCCTCACTATATCTTCTAATGTTTTTTCTGGTGTTATAAATTTTGACTTAAATGGAACTGCAGAATACTCGTTATCTCCAGGTCTACGAGGTCCGTATTTGAGCTCGAACAATGGACCGTTTACTTTTAGAAACGTTTCCATGTATTGTTTAACTGTGTATGATTGTCCTGATCCTAATGGTTCGTAATCAGCCCAGCTTCCAGGCTTATCGATTGCACGGATAATTGCATTACATATATCATCGACGTGTACGTAATCTCTTACACATGTTCCATCGCTTGTATTATAATCATCTCCCCAAATAGTAAACTCACCAGATTTAATTGCGTTTTGCGTAGCGGCATATAATCCTTCAGGGTTATTTGGTTTTCCACCCCCGACATTAAAGAATCTAAATACTGTATAGTCATCACATAGACTTCTTACTATATCTTCTGCAACTACTTTCGATTTTGCATAAGGAGACGTTGGATCAAAAGCTGCACCTGTTGAAGCAAAAATAAATTTAGCTCCTGGAAATGCTTCGATAACGTTTCGAGTACCATTGATATTAGTATTATAGTATTCCCATGGCTTTTCAACGCTTTCACCAACTTTAACTAAAGCTGCTAAATGGACTACACAATCGTATTGTATCCAACACCATGGCAATCCACCATGATAAGGTGTAGTAGTGATATTCCAAGATACCTTTGGACCTTTAATATTAACTTCACGATTGTAATAATCTTGCTGCCTAATAAGATCTATTTCTAAGATATCGTGACCGCTACCTTTTAATTTTTCTATTAAGCGTTTGCCTATGTAACCGTTACTTCCTGTTATTGCTATTCTCATGTAACCTTTCTCTCAATGTTGAAGTACTAAAACTGTGCTTCCTACTATTATATATGATTTTAATTTTCTGTTGGATACAGAGCTCTTTACCAGTGAATTCTTTTCCCTTGTAATCTTCGCCAACTACTCTGACACTTATAGGTAATGTTAATAGTAAATCCATAATATCATTTTCTGTTTGGTATGTTACTATCTCATCTACGTATTTAAGTCCAGCTAATTGTATTTGTCTTTCTACAATAGATTGGATTGGCTTATTTTTTTCTGGTCGGTCTATGCTTGGATCTGTCTGTAATCCTACTATTAAATAGTCACAGTGTCTTTTTGCTTCTTCGAGCATTGTGACATGACCAGCATGCAATAAATCGAAACATGAGAATGTTATTCCTATCTTTCCGACGTTCTTATAATCTAATCTCATGAGGATATATACGTTATTAAGTTTCTTATTAGTAGTATAAATCCTACCGAGTTTAATAGAATCAATGCTCTATCTTTCCAAAGCAGTGCAACTACTGTCCATAGACCTACACCCGTAGCTGACAGGAGTAAATCATATAGTTGCCAACCATCAATACCTCGTATTGACATTGCAGCTAATACGAATACCGATGCCACCCATTTTACATACCAATCAAGTGTGTATTTTGGAGTAGCAGATTTAAATATTCTTTTGCTGTGTTCTATTTCTTTTACATCAAATTTTTTCATAATTTTATATCGTGTATCTCTACTTTTACGCCTGCATCAACGAAAAATTTAGTAGTTAATCTAAAAGAGTCATCCCATTTTTGCGGAATCTCTTGCGTGGTTAGTGGTATTACAACGGTCTTTATTCCAACTTGGATAATAGCTTTAGCGCATTCATGACAAACTGGTAATCCCCAAACAAACAATGTAGCTTCATTTAGAGATACTCCATTCCATGAAGCGTTGTATATACAATTCATTTCAGCATGGACTATACGTGCATACTTATGTTCTTTATTTTCATAGTTAGTATCGTCAAATCCTCGAGGATATCCGTTATAACCTTGAGCTAATATTTGACCTTTATTTCCTACTGCAACAGCTCCAACTTGAGTACTTGGATCTTTACTCCATGTAGCTACAAGCTTGGCTAGTTCTAAATATCTTGGATACCATTTATTATTATTCATTTTACTAAATCGAAATGCCTCTCGTATACATGTAAGTTCTGTACTTGCCAATGGATGTCACCAGATTGAACATATAGATCATATGATAATTTGTCTAGAACATATTTTTGCCAAGCGTAATCATTTCTATAACCAAAGATAACATCATTAGATCTCATTTGAACTACACTGTGTAGCTTCTCGTCTCTAATATAATATGTTACTGCATTGGTACATATGAAATCGTTTTTAAACTGATCATTGTATTCTAGCCAAATGCTAGGACGTGTATAAATCATAGCAGCTCTACGGCTATCAGGATTTTGATCTAGTTCTTCTACTACTTGAGCATATTGATTATAATATTTTTCAGAGTATATTAGATGACCATAGTTGGAATTAATTTCACCATGAACATTTGCTGTTTCTTGCCAAGCCTTTGGTGGTTCTTTATCTCCTTCAGGATAGATATCAGTGATATTAGTTGATTCGCTTTCGTACCATTCTAATTCAGCATCTATATATTCTTGATTAGGTTTACCAAATATAGCTGGTTCATCTGCTATAAATGAAGCACCAATCATTTCAATTGTTTTACTACCATTTCTATCAGTAGTAAATCGTTCCATTGCTAATTGCGTTTTAAAGTATTGTCTTACTGCAGGTATTTCCATCATGTTCTTTCCCACTCGTCAGTTTCGTGACTTGGTCTTGCTAAAGGTCTAGCTTGTCTATTAAAGCAATCACGGTTAGGATCTTGACCTTCCATTTTGCCACGCATAAATGATACTGCAAAGGATGCGTAATTAATCATATCCTTGTAGGTATCTTCTAGGGACTCAAAATTTGGGTCACCATGTTGGCCTGCTTCGAGCAGCGATTGTGCTCGTAACATTTTACCGTTTATAATATCGTGTATACTATCTACACCTCTGCGATAATGCATTGCTTGAGTAACGTTAGATTCCTGATTCTGGTAATCATCAGATTTTCTAGCTTGTAATTCAGCACACTCTTGTAAAACTTTTAAACTTTCTTTCATATCAATTCCTTAAATAATATATCTATTATATCATAGTATACAGCAAATGTACACTCTTTTTTTAATTTTGTTTGACCCATGATTGATAGAACTTACTACCAACTGTAGTGTTCCAATGGTATCTACCAACGTACTTATACTCTGGGTTATATACGCCTTGTGTCTTTGATGGACTATGCCATACTTCTAGAATTGTTGGCCAGCCGGTCCAAGCTAGCTTTACAAGTTCTCCCCATTTAATAAGGTTACTTTCTAGATAATTCATATCACCTATAACTTTGACTTCAACAGACTCTCCAAGAGGATTACGTACATCTCTGCATTTTCCGTCGTCGTCTGAATAACCGCAGTGAGTCATTAAGAATTGCTCTGCAGCTTGGCCTCTTTTAGTTTGCCATACTAAATGGTCATACGTTCTTTTAATCCACATACCATTTGTAAATTGCTTTGACTCTTTAAAGCTTTTATTGGTTCTAGTTAAATTGGCTTCTTCTATAGAACGGCTATGCCAAGCATCGTAGTCGATTTCTGTTAAGTTAAAATTTCTCATTTGTAGAATATGTGGTTATTAATAGTTATAGTTTGTGTAAGGTAATCATTCCAATACGGATCTACTTGATCGTTGTGATACCATAAAGCCCCTTCAGTCAAATCAATGGCTTGTTCGTATATGACCATATCAGCTACTCGTAGAGAATCCATCCATGTGACTGAATCGGTTGGCTCATCAGATTTGCCATCACAGAACCAACTGAACTGACACATGTTTCTGATTGGATATTCATTACCTTTCCAGTTTGTTCCTATCTTAGCTTGGTATACAACATCACAGATTGAATCGGGAAACTGATTATCAGCAGCTCTATTCAATACTACTTGTGCTACTGCGAGTCTTCCTGCTAAAGGTTGATTGGCTGCTTCGAAGTATATATTCTGAGCTAAACAATATCTGTCGCCATTTTCATCTGATGCATTTGCCATTGGAGCAAACATTAAAAACAATACCAATACTGGCCATGCTAAGACGCAAACCCAAATTAAAATCTTCATAGTTATTTCTTCAAATTTATCAAACATCACAATATTTTCCTATATGTTTTTACTGAATACGAACTCAATTGCTCTTTCAGCTTCTTTAGTGATTGGTCTTTTGACATACCAATTACCGGTTTCACTATCCAGATCTCTTATGAGATATTCTACTTCTTTCGAAGTTATTGGATAACCTTTACTAATTGCATTACCTGCAATCGATACCATAAGTTGATACATTGAATAGTACCAACCATCTGACTGAGCTTTATACTCATCTACTTTTCTTTGATTAACGAATGGACAATCTTTATATCCTGTCCATGTATAACTAGTATTGTTTAAACTTTTCTTAGTGTGTTCAATGATTCCTTTACGAATAGCTTCAGGCCATTTTGACATAGGATCGTTTGAAACAAACTTATGCTTAGCCATTATTTTATCCGGATCCATCATGAGGCCTTCATTAAACTTGTTTATAAAGTTGTTAGCGCCATCATATGTTGCTGGTATATAATACATACGAGATAAATCTTTAGTTTGTATATCACCAATCTCTCCCATTTCTTTGTTTAAGGCATACCAGAAATGCTTGATCTCTGTATTGTCAACCCAACGTGATAGTGGAAACACTAATCTAAACTTTGGTAACTCTTTCGTAGAAGATGCAGTACTATATTGAATATGGCTGTAGGCCTTCCATGGCTCACCTTCAACTGCAGTATCGACATCAACTGCGCACCAACCAGCCCACGAAATAACTGAAGCATTCGATCTTGTCGAATCTTTAGTATAGATTGCGGGACTTATGAGCGGAGCATCCTTCTTAGTAGGATACTTTGTACTTTTTGCAAGCTTGAATAACACGGCAGCAAACTCATCAAAAGAATCATAATCCATTCTCTTTAACGTTTTGTTATCGTATATGTTATCGAATATTGTTAAACTTACCATGGTTTCCATTGTGTGACGGTGCTTCCCAGCCTTCTGGCTTAATTAAATCTGGCACTCCCAAAGGGTTAGGCCTTGAGGGTTTTTTACCAACTTCTTTATTCATATTAGCTTCGAGTACTGCATCCCATGCTTTATAAGGATCTACTCCAAAAGCATCAAGAGTACCAATTGCTACTACACATAAGTCGATAAGACCATCAACGATTTCTTCAGGATCGTTTTCAGTAGTAGCTTTTTTAGTTTCCATCAATTCTTCTTTAAGAAAATCAACTCTAAATTCTAAGAATTCTTTGAGTTTATCTGGATTAGTTTCAACCCATTGTCGCGTAAGATATTTAGCTTGCATAACGTGAATATCTTTTACCCAATCCTTACTCATTATGTAATAATCCCAGAAGGTGCAGAAGCAGATAAGTCGATAGGACTTGTTGCGCCAGCATGTTGTTTGACTAGATCTTCTACTGGGTCAACCATAAACATAACGAATTTCAAATCAACTTCAAATCCTTCCCTGGCTTTTGTATAAGGCATAAATGGCATAAAGCCTAGTTTACCTTCTCCAGCTGGAATAAGAACGATTGCATCCTTAAGTATAATTGTATCAGTATCGATACCGTTTAGATCAACGTTTGCGATGAGTTCTTCACCTGATGTTAATCTGACTAATTTTATATTTTTCATATTTTCTCCATATATGGTATATTATAACACAGTTTTAAGTGTATGTACACTACTTTATTCAAAAAAATCATTTAAAGTAGCTATCTCCTTGGATGACCAACCAATTGCATTGAGCACTGGTTCGATAGCATCTAAGAAAGTCTTTTGGAATTGCATGTCATAATCAACGTACTTATGCAATCCGAATTCTTCTGGTAAGTATTCAGGAAATGATATAACATTTTCATGAAGACTATTTGGTGTACGAAGATATACGAACTTAATCTTTTCTCCGTTGCCAATTGGTTGATGTTTCTTTTGTAGAGATAAGTCAAGCAATAGCTTATTATATAGTAACCCACCTCTTGCATGAATTGGTGTGCCCTTCTTATAGATCGTTTGTAGATCTTTAAAGGCTGCAATTTTAGTAATGCCACGTGGGAATGCAATTTCGTGTGGTGCTAGTGATTTGAAATATGTTTTAAATTGATCGATCGATGCTTGGACTTGAGCTTCACTGCCTGATACTATTTCTTTGAAGATAGCTTTAAGAGCATCTCGACATGGCATAGGAGTAGAAGATTTAATAGCTTCGATTCCCATGATCTTAAGTTTAGGTTCAGCGTAACGTACACCTTCATTGTCTTGTACATTTAGAATGTAACGTTTCTTAGCAGTCCATATTCCTACATCAGCGATTACTTCACGATCCATAACCATTTTGTTTTCGATACCACCTAAGGTAGCATATAGATTTTCATATGACTTAGCAAGCATTGGTACGATCTTGTCTTGGCAAACTGAATCTAAGAAATCAGTAACGTTTGTTGGATTAAACTTTTTAACTAATTCGTCTAAGCTAACATACACACTGTCGGTGTCAATTGCAATAACGTAATCCTTGGGACTATTTCCATTTGGCGAGTTAAGCAGTTTATTGATATAACCATTGACTGCTTGTTCAGCCCATCGAATTGTAAGCTGTCCTGTAAGAGTGATTCCTTCTGCAATTCGTTGGTCGAAGAATCTGAAGTACTTATTACCGAGAGCACCATAAAGAGAATTAAGGAGAATTTTAATCGACATTTGCTGGTTTTCGTTAATCGCAATATCTCTTTCGATTCTGTATAATTCTTGTTTATCATTTTTGTTTACCTTCTGTAATTCCTTTTGTGCTTTAAGCATGCTTTGCTTTATGATTGTACGTTCTTCGTATAAGTCGTTTATTATTTTAGGTAACACACCTTTGTTACTTGTATTAAAATGCTGGCCACCAACTGAGATACATTCATTAGGTTCAATCATTGGCCTAGAGCCAGATAAGACATTGTCTACCGTAACGTGTGATGATACTTTACCACTGATAATAGTTTCTGGAGACATATTATATTGCATAATAAGTGATGGGTAAAGAGAGTTTAAATCAAAAGAAACTACATTACGATGTAATCCAACTTGAGGTTCTTTAACATAGCCACCAGGATATGGTGTTTTAAACTTTTCTTCAGCGAATGGTATAGCAATTTTATTTGCGTATAGATCTCTATAGATGATTGTATCCCATATAGCAGTTGTGCCAAATGTATCACCGTAGTTAACGCCACCCTTATAACCCATAGTCATAGCAAGAGTAATAAGACCTGTCTTGTCTTCTATACGATCAACTAGCTCAACGTCTTTGATATTATAATCAATAAACTTTTGATAATCAAATTTGTATAAACTAAATAGATCTCCATGTTCTTCATACGATAGTTTCTTTTCGCCTAGGACAACATTAGCAATGTGATCGAGACGATATGTTTCTTGTGGACCATAAGAGTAACCAAACTTTTTAAATAGTTCAAGGTAATCAAGATGTTCGATGCCACCAATTTCGTATGTTTGCTGTTTACGTTGCATGACATTAATTATTCTTTCGTCAACCATTCCCCATGGAGATAACTTACGTTGTTCTCCTGGAAGTAAACGATTAATTCTATTTACAAGATAAGGTATATCGAAGAATCTACTATTCCAACCAGTTATAACATCAGGTGTATGAGATGGTGTAGACCAATGGGATAAGAACATTTGAAGTAGATGTACTTCGTTTAAGCACTTGGTATATACAACTCTATGAGTTTTCATTAAAGAATTCTCAACGTCATAATCACCAACGCCAAATACGTAGTAAGTATTGTCTATATTGTTCTTAACACAAATTGCAGTTACTTCCTTTGCCGCATCTATTGGCTCTGGAAATCCATCATCAGAAGCAACCTCAATATCGATAGTAGTTACGTTAATAAGATTACGATCGAATTTGATTGTGCCTGGAAAGTATTCGTTAATGAATGTTGATATGTATCGAGTGTTGCCAAAGATCTTACGACCTGCAACCTCTTTGTTTTCGCCGACCCAGTTTTTCGCATCACGCATGGTGTCGAATTTAAGGGGTGCGCATTTAACTCCGTCGAGAGATGACCAATCACCTTTTGGTGAAGAGACAAATAACGTAGGAGCGTATTTGATTTTGTGACTAACTTTCTTACCGTTTTCATATCCACGATAGAGGATCATATTGCCGTAGCGAGTAACGCTGGTGTAAAAATTCATATAGCTTTTTCCATAATGTAGATATATATTATAACACAGTTTACGCTAAATGTACACTGTTATTTAATAATAAGTTGGGGGGACGTGAATCCCCCCGATATGATGTAAAGGCTGGACCTAGATACTCCATGAAGTGGCTGCCAACCACATTAGCAACGGCGCTGCACCTAAGCAGAACGTACCAATGAGGAAAACTTCCATCATTTCATATAAGGCCTTAGCGATATCATGATTTTTGTCAGTAATTAACATATTAATTAATCTTGTCATTATCATTTATCTCCAGTAAAAGGTTAAAAAACAATCTACTGAGTGTTCGCTAATTGAGAGTCTATTCTTGAATAAACTCTTTCTTTTTTGATGCCCCAGCAGACCCTATATCGATCTTCCTAGGACGCCTCTCTTCTGGAACTTCTACTCTGGCATTCACCACAAGTATTCCATTCACAAGATTGGCACCGTCTATAACAACAAATTCAGAGAGTCGGAAGCTCTTCTCAAATTTGCGGGATGAAATTCCCTTATGTGCGTATTCTCGTGGCTCATCAGGCTGATCGCCTTTTACTATCAGAATACCATCTTTTACCTCAACGGAAATGTTCTCTTCCGAGAATCCCGCAACTGCAAGTTCAATAATGAAATGTTCATCATCGACCTTTACAACGTTATGAGGTGGATAGTTGTCTTGAGATCTTCCAGCTGAGTGGATTCTTTCAAGCTCGTTAAGTATTGGGTCAAACCCAATGAATAGAGAACGCGGCACGTTCATAGTATTTCTTACCATTTTAGTTCCTCCTATTAAATAGCAAGGTTAAGTGTAGACCGGTCCTATACCGCATCTATCAGTTATATTTATAGTAGCTGTCAGGCCCTTTTAAATAATTTGTGTGATTTGTCCAAGTATTACGCCAACATAAAAGATCATCATATATTTTCCTACGATGATCTGTTGTTTAACTTTGCTTTTTCCTGGAATCAAACCTAATTGTTTTAATTCTTCTGTCATATGTTCTTAAGTATCTTTATTAGAATTACCAATATTGTACTTAGGACATAGTTCCCATTCGCTTTTATCTTTAAAAGGAATAATCTTAATTTGTCTTAATGGCGCTACGTCCTTAGCTTGATCAGGAGTAATAATACTTATTAGTCCCCAATCAGCGAGTAGTACGGCTATAGTGTTTCTACGCTGTACATCGTTCTCGAGTAAATTGCTTGGCTTTCCGTCGAGTAAAAATAGTTCTTTAAAATGAACTATGAAATACCGACCTTGTTTGTGAAGGATGTGGCATGACTGGAAAAGTTTATTATCTTTCCTTGATGCTACTCCTATACGGGTTAATGTCTCTCTTACTTTAAGAAAGTCATCTGGTTCGTTGAGCGTAATTTCGAGCATCATGTCAGGATGCCAATTACTTATTGTTTTTTGTTCTTCCACCTTTATAAATCCTGTTTTTCAAATCTTCAATTTGATTAATATGTAATAATGATAAAACAGATTTAGCCTTTTCATTGCTATACCCATAATATTCCTTTAGAATACTAATGTTCTCATCCTCGTTTGGTTTAAACCATTTAGAGAACCTTTTCTTCTTCCTAGTTATATTTATAAGAAAATCAAATTGAAGGCGGCTATCTATGTGGTGGCACCTATTCATTTCATTAGCGTATAGAACTGTATCAGGAAAATACGATAATCCTCGATTTACCATAAAGGAATTGTATCCTTTTTCAGCAAGATCATCAATCATAATATCTTTCTTAGAATAGTTGATCGCATTTAGGTATTCAAACGGATTCATCTTACAGTTCCTTCCTATAAATTTCATTTTGCATTTGTCTGTAATCTGCTGTAAGTTCTTTTTCGTCCAACTTGGTAAGCATATCATCAGCTTCTGCTTTTGAATCAAATACCCACTCACTAATAATTGTGTTGTCGTGCATTATGGCACTTACTCTATATCGAGTTTGAATTCCGTAATGGACTGGGTTTATAAAGTATCTCATTTATTTTTACCTTTATACGATAATCTATCTGCAGTTCTTTGTAATGATTTTTCGAGCTGATGATCAAACCAGTTTCGTAACCACTGTCTAAATTTACCCATTATTTGAATTTAACTCCTGCCATAACTTCCGTTAGACACGCAACCGTATTAAGTTCGTGATCTGCAACGAATGCATTCTTATACTGATAATCAGCTAAGATAAGAACTAACTGTGGAATAGAAGATGAATCTACGTGGTCACTCATATTATCATATAGCTTACGATAAATAGCAACTGGTTCGCTGTCCATGTTTTCTGAAACCCATTTACGCATTTGCTTAAAGTTCTTTTCTTTTAAGAAAGTCATAAGGTTATTAACGTTAGTATCAGATAGAGCAACTAAGATTCCAGTATCAATAGTACCACTCACAGAATATCTCTGCAATTCATTTAGAACCTTACGCCAATCAGGCGCATGCTTCATGATTAATTCTGCTAGTATTTGTTTCTCGTAATTTACATTGTTCATTTTAAGAATCATTTCACATCGTTCTAAGAACTGGGCACATAACGCCATACTATCTTTCTTAGATACATTGAATTCAATTGTTGTACAACGAGAATGCAACGGATCGATGATTCTATTTTTAAAGTTACATGTTAGGATGAACCTACAGTTAGCACTAAACTCTTCAATGAATCCACGAAGAGCTGGCTGAGTAGATTGTGGATTTAAGTAATCAGCTTCATCTAATATAACTACCTTATAACCACCTTGCAAACTAACTGAGCTAGCAAACTGTTTAATCTTATTACGTAGTATATCGATACCACCTTCTTCAGATCCATTGACCAAAAGAAAATCTAATCCGAGTTCATTACATATAGCTTTTGCTACGGTAGTTTTACCGAGACCAGCAGAGCCAGTTAGAAGCATGTTATGTAATTCGCCACCTTCGACAATCTTTTTGAAGGTGGACTTTAAATGGTCTGGTAGTATAACATCATCGATAATTCGAGGACGATACTTTTCTACCCATAAGAATTCTTGCATTAAAGAACCTCCCAACCAGTTACTGTATCAAGTCTAAAAGCTCGCCACGCGTTCTTGTCTAATGACCATACAGGGAAAGCTTCCATGTTCTGTGGTTCATAGTTAAATTTGCTAGTAACATTATTAGCTTCTAATACTGCAGGGTTGAGAGTACATGGCATAACTCTTACTTCGCCAGTATCTATTTTATTAAAGGTTACTGTTACAGTGCCTTGTTTTAATGCGCTGAGTAGCGACTTTGATTCATTTGTATTCATAATATATCCAATAATTTATAATAATAAAAGAGCGGGGACCCGAAAGTCCCCCTCAGTTTTAACCTTCAGCTGTTACAGCTTCTGTTACTTCTTCCGATTCAGCAGGAACCATAGTACCTTCAGCTGGCTGAGCGCCATCTTTAGGTTGGTTTGCTTCTAGGAATGTTACTACTCTTGTTCTAAGACTTCCAACTGCTTCCAGTTCTGATCCTTCGAATCCACCACGCTTTGAACACAAATCAATGATTTGTACCAATGTCGCGATATCCCCAAGAGTTAGTTGAGGTGCAGCTTCTTCAGCTGCCGGCATTGCTGCCGCGTTTACTTCTTCAGTCATTTTATTTCTCCTTTGCAAAGTAGACTAATTTGAGAAGACCGGTAATCCGCATCTTCCACCATATCCTCATTATTATTAATGAGAAATTCTTTTATGTATTTATATTTATACATTAAATTCGCTTGTTTTTTCTAAAGCAATAAAATAATTTATAGATCCATTACGTGAAGTATTAGACCAATTACTTATAAGCTTAGAAGAGATACTAACATAGTAATCACCAGCTAATAGCTTTAGATTATTGATGTTAATAACAAAGCTGAATTTGTTTTTACATTCGTTATTACTATCGATTTGTAGAGAGAAAGTATTCGCTGTGGAATCTTTTTCATCTAGTACCGAAGCTGTAATAACTCCATCGTCACCCGTTAATACTAGTTCACTATGACCTAATACTGCAGCTGCCTTTTTAAATTGATTGAGTAGGTCATCAGATAATTGAATTCCAAACTCACAGTCAGGCATACTAATATCCTTTTGTGGAGTTGTTAGAATTTCTGGTTCAGAAAAGTAGTACTTAACTTTAGAACCTGATTCGCTTTTCATATCAACATATTTATCTTGAAATTCGAATTCTGCTGGTGCTACTAGATTGTTGACTGACAAGAATTCGTTTAAGTCATAGACTCCAAACTCCTGCGGAAAGTCTTCAATAATATCAGCGGTGGCAAGAATGTTCTTAGCTTCAGATATTGTTTTCAGTTGTTGGCCAGGTTTAATTACCATATTGGGATTAATACTAGCAAAGTTTTTTAGCACGTCAAGTGTGTCATTTGATATATTCATTATTTTTTCTCTGTTGGTGTGTTTATTCTGTCGTGCTCGTATAGAGCCAAGAGACCATAATGTAACACCTTCATTAAGTCTTTGCGATGATCAGAAGGACCACCTTTTTTGCCGTACCTGGCGTTGTACTTATCGACATTTCCTAAGAAGAATCCTAGGCCATGTCCACGATCAACTATGACTTCAGAGGATTGAAATCCACCTTCTCCATAATGTCCTGCATAAGTACCGTCTACATAATTTTGGAACTCTTTGATAAGAGCTCCTTCATTAAATTTATAGTTTGTTTTTAATAATATTTTATTCATTAGATATATTATACCACAGTTTTTAGTAAAAGTAAAGGATTCATTTTAGTAACCTGCCTCTTCTTCAGGATCTTCGAATGAAACTCCTGAATCTACTTTAGTGTAAAGATCAAGGAATGCTTCCCTAGTATCATCATCAAACCTAGCAATACAAAGATTGATTGCTTTCATTCTATCTTCAAAGATAGAGTATGTTTGAACAATATGGCAAAGCCTTCTAGTTGAAATTACTTCATCTACACCATCATCATAGAAAGTTTTTCTAATGATATCAGCCCAGTTAATAAGCTGTGTTGTAAAATCATTAACGTCTTCATTAAGATCTACACCAAACTTTTCAAAGTGCTTAATAACAATTTTCTTTTCAACTGCCGCTGAAGGATATTGCTGATCGATTGATATAGTAAACCTTTCAAGGAATGCTTCATCGATAATCGAAGCTGCAGTAAATCTGCCATCTTCTGAGCCTTTGCCTTTGGTATTAGCTGTAGCTATAATATTGAATCCTGCTGCTGGTTCAACCACTTCACCAGTTTTCTTTACTAGGACTGGTTTGCCTTCAAGGATTCCTTGTAAGCACATGATTTTATTTGTAGCTCTATCGATCTCATCTAAGAGAAGGATTGCTCCATTTTCCATTGCTTTCAGAACTGGTCCTTTAGAGAAAACTGTTTCTCCATTGATCAACCTGAATCCACCGATTAAATCATCTTCATCAGTTTCAGGATTGATTTGAACTCTTATGAACTCTCTGCCGAGCTTAGCACATGCTTGTTCGACCATGAAAGTTTTTCCGTTGCCAGAAAGACCTGAGATATAAATTGGGTAGAACATATCAGACTTAATAACTCTTGTTACATCAGAATGTGCTCCCCATGCTATATACGTAGGATCTATTTTAGCATAGGTCCTTTCCTTATTTACTATTGATTGAGGTGCCATAGCTACCACGTTGTTTAACATGCGAGGGGCGGAATTTGTAACCACATCTTCTACAGGTTGAATGAACGAAGCTAGACAAAACATGCCTCTCTTGATTCTATTCTCTGGTTGTAGTAGCGGGTTCCAATCTTTTCCAGTGTAACCTAGTGACTTGCCAGTATCAACTACTTCGCTAGTTCTAAATTCCGTTTTGTCTGGAAACCTTGAGGCTAATACCTCGAGGATTTTTTGAGTGCTTATTTTCACTTTATTCATAATGTAGACTCCTTATCTATTATTATTTTTTAATATAGGTATATTATACCATAGTTCTTTGCAAATGTACACCTTTATTTTCGTTAATTTCATTTTATTTCTGATGAGTGATCGTGTGTGCATCTAAACAGAGAAGCAAGGGGGTTACCCACTTAGATTCACGCTGGTGCACTAGGCGATTATCCCACCTAGTTGCTTCATTAATACTTTCGAATTCCTTTTGCCTTTGGTATACTTTTTGAACCCTGCTCTGATCTGAGCTGTACTCATATCACCTGTAATCATATCATCCATTTCAGGTGAATTAACTGCCAGATCTTTGCCACCTTTTAGTAGAAAGAACTTGTCGTATCCTATAGTATTATTCATTACAACAACTTTATTCTTTGTATATTCTTTGTTGCACTTATTAGTTGAACCATAGCCAGATACTTGAGCTATCTTGTTGTTCCAGTCATGCCTGTCTTGAGCAATAAAGAATCCAAGGGTGGTTACACCATATCTTTTTGATAGGTTATCTAGTAAGCATTTGGTAGCTTGAGTTCTGTATCCTTCAAGGTTAATCAGTTTTCTATCAACTACTAGTTTCATACCATTACTGTAATTGCTTCTTGTTTCAGCGTATAGCTTCTTTGATAACTTTGCATCTCTAGCAACGTTTAGATGATTTGAATCTCCATCTGAGATAACACATAAGTTCATCTTATCGACAGCATGCTTCTTTCTAAACGAGTTAACTAAGTGATGAGTTACAATCAATGCTGCATCAAGTGGTGTTGAACCATATTGCTCATACTTAGATGTATACATATCTTCATCGTAATTCTTCCAGCTTTCTGAATCCCATCTTTGACTTGATGTTTTGTTCGCTAGCATTTTTTTGTATAGACTTTGAATAGCATCGTTATAATCTGCTTTCTTAAATGTAGAAGATAGTAGATGAGGCATTTTAAGATTATCGAAATCAACCTCTCCATCTTTCATTTTCCATTCATCGATGTCATCATTTCTCCAGCCTGAAGTTGTGAAAGCATATACATCGAATGGTATATTGATTGCTTTACAAAAGGTTGATAGGTGAATTAACTGATCAAGTACGTGATGCATTGTCGACATCATAGAACCTGAGTAATCGATTATCATAATCATACCATGATTTTTAGCATCAGCCAAATTGGTAACTCTCTTAAAGATATCATCAGATGTTTTGTATGCGTGAATAGAATCAGTATCTAATAATCCAGTCTTTGCAGTAGCAGCTCTCTGCCATTGAAAAGCAGCCTTCTTCATTTCGAATTCTTTTACTGCAACGTTAGTAGCTTTCTTAACAGCTTTCATATACGTTGGGTAATCATCCATGATGTCAGAATCATCAGATCCATATCTGTTATCTTTTATTTTCTGAGCTCTAGATTCTTTAAGTAGAGGGTAAGGTATAACAGATGACTTAATAGTATCTTTACCTCTATCTCTTCCAAGGAGAGTTTGCTGACCATGTGAATCTTGCTCAAGTAATCTTTCTTCAGAGTTTCTATAAATCATATCAGTAATAGAATGATCTTCCTCTTCTACACCTGCTTCAGGGTTTTTACTTGCAGCCTTTTCTTTCTGCGGAGTGTCATCGTCACTTTCTTCTTGCTCTTCAGATTCCGTAGAACTACAGTCTCCTTCTTCTTCCTTGTTTTCTGTAGTGTCAGTATTGTTTGACTCGGTGCTTTCGCCATCGTCGTGTCCATCTGAGGTTGGATCTGCGTCTGCTTGGGATTGTGGTTCTTGTTGTTCTTCTTCACTCTTATTCTCTTCCTCAGGTTGTGGTTCTGGCTTAGCAATTAACTCAGGAGTATTTTCTTTTGTATAAGCTAATATCTCTTTTACTATATCGATCACTTCATCGAAGGTTTCGGTTGTCATTGTTTTTCTATATAAAGTAGCTTCTTCGTTATTAAACGGAACTTCAATAAGAGTTTGTAATTTTGCTTTTAAGTTGATTTTATCGATTAGCTTTACTGAATCAAAATCAACATTATTAATATCACCAAAGAATTCTTGGTTAGCTAAGACTTTGTATCCTCTAGCCATTGGACCTACAAGTCCTGGATATTCAGATCTAATCATTCTTTCGATCCTAGCATCTTCACATACATTAATATATGACCTAGGGCAACCATGTAGTTTTTCTACATTCGTTGGAGAATCGTGCCAACCTTCGTATGGTGTATAGAGAGCATGACCAACTTCATGACCTACAAATAGATCGTGCACATCTTTACCCATGTCTTTCCATAAAGGCAAGCCTAGAGTTCTAGATTCGATGTCGAACCATGCTGTTTGATAGTTGCCGTATTGAACTTCTATGTTCTCTTTGGCTAGTAGTTTGGCTACTGTGGTATTATACATAAATTAACTCCCATTACTTTATTCTCAATATAAGTATATTATACCATAGTTCTTAGCAAATGTACACCTTTATTTTCGTTAATTTCACATTTATTGCAAGATATCAGCAATTGTTGGCATTTTTACCTTCTGTAACATCAACTTTCCTTCTGAATCAGTAGAGAATCTGAACATATCACCTTCTTCAAATCCGTGTCTTTCTGTGAGTGTAGCCATAGTAATTCGATCTTTATCATCAGAGAACTGTATACCATGACTGTCCATCTTAAGTTTATACTCAAGGTACGTCATTTCCATTTGTGTTTCCTTTATTAATTGGTGTGCCCACCAGGACTTGAACCTGGAACCTACAGCTTAGAAGGCTGTTGCTCTATCCAATTGAGCTATGAGCACTGCAAGATTTACTTTATTTTACTAAAGTCTTTTTCCTTATAGAACTCAATCTTTGATCTGAATTTGTTTTCCAGAACATCACCCTTATGAGATATAATGAATACATTTGTATCATCATCAAGTGTACTTAAGATCTTTGTTAAGTTTTCAATGCCATCTACATCTAAGCTTGAATCGAATGTTTCATCCAAGATTAATAGATTAGTAGCTGCTGAATTTTTCATCTTAGCGATTTGGCGCCAAGTGAATAGAAGAGACAAATCGATTCTTTGTTTCTCTCCTTCTGAGAAAGATGCATAGTTAAATGTATCTCTGTGTCTTGACCTAATAGTTTCATTAAAGTTTTCGTCTAAGTGAAATGCTACAAAGAAATCTAGAATCTGTAAGTATTGATTTATGAACCTATTCATTACAGGTAAATATTGCTTTACTACTTTTGTTTTGATTCCAGTATCTTTTAACATCTCTCCAATTACTTCGTTATAAGTTCTTTCTTCGACCATAGTTAATTTACGTTCGGTTTCAGAATCTTTATCACTCTGTAATATTATACGATCTTTCTTAGCCTGTTTAATATCACCGCTTTGACCCGATAGAGATGAGATCTCTTTTTGGATCTTATCAATCTCATGTTGTAATAAAGAAATCTGATCGTTGTTAGAATTGATTTTATTCTGACGTTCTCTTAGTTTCTCTATACTCTGATTAATTGATTTAGTGGTAGTATTTAATACGCTTAATTTTCTGTCAAGGTCTTGTTTTTCTTGTTGAATACTTCCGGCTTCAGTTTTGATTGCTGCAATCTTTGTTGTCTTCTTCGACTCCTCGATTGATTGGTCACACGTTGGGCATTCATCATTCTCTTCATAAAATTTCGCATCCTGTACTAGCTTTTTAATAGAATTATTTAATGTATTATCATGAGATTTAAAATCAGATATCTGATCTATTTGCTTCTCATAATTTGTAGTTTCAGATCTCAACGAAGCTGTAAGATTTTCTCCTAAGGTTTTTGATTCCTTAAAGATATCTTTAATCCTAATGGAATGTATTTCCATAGAATCTTTCTTCTGTCCAATCTGATCCTTATTAATAGCATTAAGATCTGTAATATACTTATCTTGAGATGCCATCTTTGTTTTGATGAGCTCAAGGCTATGGTTAATATCAATTAGATTGTTTCGAATAGTTGCATTTCTCTCTTTTAGAATTTGATTCATTTTCGAGAATATGTTTATGTCTAGTAGGTCTTCAATCACCTCCCTGCGAGACCATACCGGTAACTGCATAAAAGGAATAAACGAACTACTCCCTAATACAACTATTTGGTGAAACGACTTATGATTTAACTTAAGTATATTTTGTTCAAGGAACTTTTGATGGTCCCTTGCATTTGCTGCCTGATTAACTTGATTACCATTCTGCCAGATCTCAAATCTTCCTGGCTTGATAGCCCTAATAACTTTAAATTCTATTCCGCCGATATCGAATTCAACTTCGACAACGCATTGCTTCTTATTGATAGAGTTAATTAACTGGTCTTTCTTAATGTCTCTATGGGGTTTATTAAACAGCGCGAATGATAGGGCATCTAATAGTGTGGATTTGCCTGCGCCATTTTGACCTACTATGAGAGTAGTAGGTGATTTATCTAGTTTTACTTCAATGAATTCATTACCGGTGGAAAGAAAGTTCTTCCACCTAACAAGTTTAAAATGTATCATACTACCTCTAGGTTTTGAGCCTCTGTATAGAGTCCTCTCAATTTCACTTTTATATGTTCTTTATCAAGATCTGTATCGACCGCTTCGACATAGGAATCAAGTAATTCCGTAGTATCTTCTAAAGAGACTTTATCATCTTCAACGCTTTCACCTAGAAATTCTTCAAAGTTCTCAGCTATTTTGAGCTCATAAGTTTCGATTGATTGTAATTTATCAATGAACCTATCAAACATATAGAGATCAGTTTTGTTTAATACAATGACCTTTACAAACTTGTGTTCGAACTCTTTTACATCTATATTGCTATAATCGTGTGTTACATCGTCATATATAAACTTCTTAAATATAGTAATAGGATTACGTACAGGAGTTACTTCTCTTGTTTCAGTATCTAATACATGAAAAAATTTATTATCATCTACATCAGCCCACGTCATTTCAAATTGTGAACCTAAGTATTTGACATTATCTCTGCTTGATCTAGTATGAAAATGACCTGAAAGTACTTGTTCAAACCTAGAGAATATATCAGCACTCATACCATGGGGATTAGGAAATCCAGCCATCATATCAAATCCTTTTAATTCTAAATGAGCTCCAAGAATATCTGCTTTACAATTCAAAGCAAAATCAACATACTCTTTATAGTTAGCATTATTGATCCATGGTATAAGCGCAACATTTAGTCCAGCATAATCTAAGACAGTTGGCTTCATTATAATATTTACATTAGAGGTAAAATAGCCAAGCAGTTCTTTGAGACTACACAATTCGTTTGTGTTTTTAAAATAGACGTCATGGTTTCCGGGTATAATATCCATGGTAATACCTGCATCGCGCATAGGCTCAAGAAAATGCTTACGATTAGCATTGAGTGCTTTAAAGTTGACGAATTTTCTGTGCTCATAGTAATCTCCTAGATGCAATATTTGTGTAATGTTATGTTCTTTTAAATACGGAAAAAATATCTCTTCATAAAATCTGCCTTGGTATTCTAAGAAGATATCACTCGAATTTCTTGTACCACAATGTGTGTCATTAATAATCGCTATCTTCATGCCATGAACAACTCTAATTTTTTAAGTTTCTTCTTTTCTTCTTTAGCAAACTCTTTAAGCTTCTGATCAGTATCTTGTACTCTACTAATCCTTTGCCTTAGTGTATCTACATATTGCATTGTTTGTTCAGCGCCTTCACCGTCCATTCCCATTGCAACAAAGTCTTCGATACCCATTTTTTCAATGAATTTAAACTTAATGTCTTGCTGTCTTTTCTCTTTAGCAATCCTTCTTAAGAATGCAAAGTATACTATTTGTGTGAAGTATGAGAATGCATTAGGCTTACCAGTACGAGTAGCTTTATCGATGTTATAATTATTAATAGCTCTTAAACAATTTTCTACTCCATCCATTACCATTTCTTCTCTATAGGTATACCTTATAAAATTGGGCCTTCGGCTCAATCCTTCGGATATCTTAATAAAGCATGTCGCAATATAATTAGTAACTTTAGGTATTTCGGTTTCTTTTGCTCTAGCTTCGTGTACTGATGTGGCATAATCCATCACAGCTTGAGAGAAGTCTTTATTGTTTATATAATGCGGCTTCTTTGTTTTTTCAGTCATTGGTTTCTCCATATAATAATATATTATAACACAGTTTCACGTGAATGTACATAGTTATTTAATTTCATTTTATTGCAAATAAAGGTGTACATTTGCTAGAAAGTATGATATAATATTATAGTCCACTCGGGGGAAAGGGGTATACTAATTTAATGTATTGTTTCAGTTTCCATATTAAAGGATTCATCTTTAAGTTCATCTTCAAACTCCGTCTGTAACTCTTCTAATATATCATCTTTGGATCTTAATCTTGGTGAGTGAGATCGTGGACTAGAGCTTTCGGCGGCTAGCTTGATGTATTCGCTTTTTATCTCTTCATCAATTTCAACATGATAAAGGATTTTGTCTTTCGATAACTTAAACATTTTCTGAGAAGAGAAAGCAAACCATGGATGGAAATAAAATCCCCCAACCATTCCACTACTAATCTTAAACGGTCTCTCTATAATATACTCTCCGTTATCGGTTCTCTCATTAACTAGTGCAATGATTTCTTCACCATTGGATAGTTTGAATTGTCTTATATTAATCTTATTATTTGTAGTTAGCATATTATATATTTATATCGTAAACTTTAAACTTAAATCTTTCTTTAGAATAAATTTTTACGCGCTCTGCCGCGTGGTTTAAGGTATAGTTTTTCTTTCCTTTATGTTGTAAGTCATCCGTAATGTCGTATACCTTAGTATTTATACCATCACCACTGATACGTAATCCACGACCAATACTCTGTAATACTCTTATCTGAGATTTAGATGGTGAAGCAAAGATCAAATTATGTAATCGTTTGATATTAATACCTGTAGAGAATGTTCCTAGTGAAGCTACGATGATCGCGTCATTTTGTGTTTCAGTAAGAGCTCTGATATTTTCTCTATCATCTACTTTTGTCTCACCAGATACATAGAAGAGTTTACGATCACCTTCCATTTTAGTCTTTAGTAGATCGTATAATGGTTTACCATGTTTCTCTACGTAATTAAACAACACTAAAGTATTACCTTTTTGATCTAATGCTAGGTTGGATATAAAGTTATTCCTAGGAGCATAACGTACAATAAAATCTATCTCTTCTTGATATTTCATTTTAGTTACTTGCTTACAGTATTCTTCTTTATACTTTAACAACAACATAGAGATATCCATCTGAGCTAATGAACCTTTATCCATTAATTCTTTTGATGTAGTTACTTTATAAACTGGTCCGAATAATCCTTCTAATACTAACTGATGAGTTTGAGTTCCATCTAGTGTTCCTGTCGTACCAATCTTAAATGGAGCATTAACGCATTTTTCTAATATTGATGTTAATGACTTAGCTTTAAACTGGTGAGCTTCATCTCCTATAACCATACCTATATGTTCGAAACTAGAAGCTGGTAATTTATGTAATGATTGCCAAGTTGATATGATACATCTATGATGAGTGTCTTTATCTTTACCAGCATATATTCTATGACACCATTCATCGACATGCCAATTTTTATCTAGCTTAGAGTAATCATCGAAATCAGCATACATCTGTTCAACTAATGAAGTGGTTGGAACTATAATCAAAACCTTCTTACTAGGATCTAAATCCATATAGTATCTAAGTAACATATATATGATTAAAGATTTGCCAGAAGCCGTAGGGGATAGGAGCAACCTTTTACCGTTTGTTAACGCGCACGAGAGTGCATCGATTTGGTAGTCCCTGGGTGTTATACCTACTCCATTCACGGAGAGCCCCAGATTCGCAATATAGGCCTCTAAAGCCCTTAAATCGGACTTATGCGAATGCTCTAAGCCATTGATATCGTGTGCTTTTATCGTATAGCCTCTTTCGGCACAGAATGACTTTAAATAGCTCAAAAGCCCACAATACAATGTTTTGTCCCTTATATTGAATAATCTGATCTTTCCGTCCCACATTCTGTTCTTATAGGCCGGCATGAACTTATATCCAGGAACAAAGAAACAAAACTGCTCAGAGATCTCTTGTGCAGTACTTGCCTCGCATTCTATTCGCATGAATGTTTCGTTAAGTTTGGTGTAGGTAACTGTTTCCATTATATAATCTGTTGTAATCTATTTTTAGTTGATGCTATATCACTGCATAGATATTTATTTATATACCAATTAATATACATAGATTGACTAACACCACTGTGCCAACTTAAGTCGGTCACTATTTCATCTAATTGAGTTAGTGATTGCAATTGTTTAGTAAGCCAATGATACTCTGGCCAGCCATAGGATATAATAGGAACTCCGTGCATCATACATTCTATACCTGCTGTGCTGTTCTCTAATATAGCTACTCTAGTTTTAGGTAGAAAATCATGTATGGATTCAAAAGCAGTTCTTACATCGATACCATCTTGAATCCATTTATCGATTATATCTTTTGTTCTTCCTCGTATTTTCATAGAAGGATGTAACTTAACTATTATGTTTTTATCTTTAATACTATTTACAATCATCTGCAGCTTTTTAAAATGATCACCAAACCCAAAACCATTTACAGTTTCGTCGGTTGGAACTTGTCCTATAATTAAGATATGGTCATTAGCTACGTTCTTTGCCTTTCTCCATTTTAGTAGAATAGAATCATCCCACTTATTAGATCTTGCCTTTATCAATGATTGTATATAATCTAAATTTTCTTTCGTAGGAACCTGAAACCAATCTGGTTCTTTAAATGCAATAGAAGAACTATTAGCATAACCAATAGTATCTAATGCAAAATGTTTATGAGTAGGACCAGTGGGTTTAAATATTATATTGTTTTCAGTTTCTAATTCTGATATATGACAATGATTGTATATATTCAATTCAGGAGTTTCGCTTTCTTCGTGGCCAAGTTCATTCATAGCTTCGCGAATTATATCTTCTCGACCTGTAAAATTATCAAAACGATACTGATGGATTTTATATTCCACTAGTGAACTTTCTCCATTCAATCATATTTTTAATTGTCTGATGTCTCCATTTAATATTTTCCATTATCTCTTTTAGAGTAGAAACTACCTCGTCTTGTACAGCCATTCTTTTCTGATGTTCTTGTATTACCTCATCAGCATCATACCATTTATCAAGGTCACCTTTCAATACTGTATGACCACCAAGGGGATCGTATTCCCAACCTTTATGGTCCATTTCTTGCTGTGACAGTTTACCACCGTAATGTTTGAATTTATCTCTGAGTATGATTTTGTATTTGAGGTCTAGATCTTTTTGCTTCAGCCTATTGACTGAATATAGATCTAAGTATTTACTGTGCAATTTAGCTGAGTCTCTGGAAGCTTCGTCTAATTGTATTTCATCTATAATACAATCTTTCTTCCACAGTGCTAGAATCGATTCTAAGTTATTCATAATGTCTCCATAATTTAATACATTTTATAATATTATACCATAAATTTGTACAAATGTACAGGTATATTTTAAGCAAATTCAAATAAAGTATATTTAAATGTTACGTCAGCTTGCAAGTATTCCACATCACCTGCTTGAGAGTTAAATTCTACTGATGTTAAGCTAGTAGGAAATACCTCTTGGAATTTAATAGTTTTTAATAGGTTATTGTGAGAAGACATAATCAATAGAGAAGCATCAAACTTATACGATTCAGCGTCTTTAGCTTGTATAATATTATGCATCCAATCGAATATCTCTATATAGTTTTCCATATTCTCAGTAACGTTAAACCTGATAGCTAAATCATCGAACTGTAATCTGTCACCAGTCATCGCAAGATTCACACCTCTATATGGTACTACCGCTTCAGATAAGGATATACCTGGCATAGTAACTTGAGTACAGAAGTATTCGGTATTTGCAAAGTTAGTTGCATCTAGTTTGAATACGAATCCAACAGGACTCATAAAGTTTTTATTTTGTGTTAGTGCCATCTTCTTCCTCTACTGGTTGCCTTTCGCCATACCAGTTCCATCTACCGTCGTTAGTTTTTTCATCCATATATCTATTTATACGTTCTCAATGTTAAATACATAATTTTCTGCAGCTTCTTCTGCATATGATTCTGAACGTCCAGCGTATACTTCGTCCTTTTGCCAAACTTGATTCTCGTAAAACCTACATGCATATGCACCTTCGGTGGTAAGCCATACAACACCTTGACGGTTATTGTTACGGTAGGATGATAGTTGGTTTTGAAAACTGCTATTTATTATATTCATACTACTATTTATACATAAAAAAAGGGACTCCGAAGAGCCCCTTTTAAAAGAATTAGAATTAACTAAATCAGGTTTACACCATGATGTCGTCGATTCTGAAGATTCTAAAGTATGGGTTAGCACGATCTGTACCAATTCCATCAGCAGCTACGAATGGATTTGCAACCATACCGTATCTTGTTTTAAAACCAATTCTAGGCTGGAAGTCTGTCTCACCAATCGCTTTAACCATAGTTAAAGGAACGTAAGGACAATAGAATAGACCAGCGTCATAAGGATTAGCACCTCTGTAACCAACACATGCGAAGTCAATAGTAGCATAAGGATCAATATAGACCTTCATTCTTCCATTAAGAACACCGGCAAAAGTATTACCAGTATCATCGACGTTTAAGTTAGTTGACATTGCAGGTGAGTAGTCCAACATTCCAGAAGCAGCTAAAGCTGAAGCAACATCAGAAGAAACGATAACATAGTTACCTTTTCCACGTCTTGTTTCTTTAGCAATTACGTTAGCTTCTCTTTCAAGTTGCATTACTAGTCCTTTAAATTTCTCAGCCATCCATCTTCCATCACTATCTGTACCGACGTCAAAGACACCAGAAATAGCAGTTGAAGATTGTAGAGCACCGATTTTAGCTTTAGTAAGAACTGTTCTAACTACTTCTCTGTTGATTTCCGCAAGGATTTCAGCAGATAGGATATTAGCAAGTTCGCCTTCAGCGTCTAGACCGTGGATTGCTTTAAGATCTTGAGCAAGTTCCATAGTGTATTCAGCTTTAAGAGCTCTTGACTTAGCAGTTACAGTAGATTTCTCGATTGAGAAAGCCATTTCACCGAAAGCTGCACCAGCTCCACCTGACATACCACGTTGTTCTGCAGTAGCAGTTGGTAGACCAGAACCGAATGTATTAGTGATATCAGCTGCTGCTGTATCTGCAATACTTCCGTCTGTATCAGCATCCGTTGCTCCGCCTAAACCAGTAGGTTCGGCTTGATGAGTACCTGTACCAGAAAAGTCAGTATCAGCTTCATTGAATAAAGCCTCTGTTCCATTCTGTGCAGTATACTTTGATTTCATTGCAAAGATAAGACCAGTTGGTCCACTCATAGGCTGCACGCCTGCGATATCATATGCAATAAGGTTTGGCATTGCTCGTCTTACTAAAGAGATAAGTACTGGATCAAAGTTAGAAATTCCACCAGCGGCGTTAGCTGCGGCTTCATTTACATTACCAAATGATTGTTGTACTCTTTCTTCTTGTAAAGCTACTTCTTGGTTTTCAAGAAGACGGGCAGTTACCGCTTTTTTGTATCTATCTTCGATACTTGGAACATCTGTGTGTTCCAACACTGGAGACCATTTCTCCATTAATTGTGCGTCTGCGTTAAACATTTTTAGTTTCCCCTATATGTTTTATTAATATTAACTATTTACTAGCTTTTGTTATGGCTTTAGTGTATGCATCCATGACACCAACAGAAACTACTGGAGCTTCGTCGTTACCAATTAGAGCATCAGCTTCATCAACTGTTCCACTAACTTCATTAATGAAGTAAGATTCTTTAATGGTATTTACTTTCATTTCGAAAGTACTTGCATTATCAAAATCTATATCTTCTACTAAAGATGATAGTTTCTCAGCTTCGGTTGCTGCTAAGCCTGAAGATTGCTCAGATATAATTCTAGCTTTAACGTGTGCGTTATTGCTTTCAAATAATCCTATGTTCTCTTCTGTGGTTTTATTTAGTTGTTCTTCTAGTTCAGCTACTTGGTCGGCTAAATCGTCGACTAGGTCTGCTTTCCCTTCGGGACCTTCTATATAATGTTCCTTGAATACAGTTTGTAATGATTCCATGAATTGCTCTGCAACTTCAGTCCTAAGACCTTGTTCTATTGCAACTTCATTTTGCTCCATCCATCCTTCAACAACATAGTTTAAGTAAGAATCTACTTTTTCTACGAGTGAGCTTTGAACGTCATTAACTTCTTCTTCAAGGTTTTGCGCATATTCTGCTTCTAGTCTATCTATTTCAGCACTTACTTTTGATTTGTAAGCAGCCTCAAAGATTGCACTAGCTTTATCACGGAATCCATCCGATAGTGTTGCCTCTTCTGCGACAATAAGATCTAGATCTTCGTCCCAGTTCGCCTCTACGACTTTAGATGCTTTGGCTTTGGGTGTAGCAACCTTTCCAGGTCCTGCTTTTTCGCCCTTTTTAACCAATCCACCTTCGTCTTCAGACTCAGACATTTTTACCATCTTGGCAAATAACTGTTGCGCTTCGTCTTTCTTCGCTTTCTTCAGCATTTGAACAGCAGCGTTAATTACAGCAGCTTTAGTCTTAGGAATTTGGACTTCAGTCACTTCGTCTTCTTCTTCTTCGTCTTCATCAGATTCGTCATTTTCTTTGACATCCTCTTCTTCATCTTCGTCAGAATCATTCTCAGTTTCTTTATCGTCTTCTTCTTTATCGTCTTTAGCTTCTACAACTTCCTGCTCTGCTTCAACTTCCGCAACTTCAGAGATTTCATCTTCAGTTACTTCGGCATTTACGCCTTCAGCGACAACTTTTTTTATTTCATCTGTCATTGACATTTGTTTGTCCTCTTAAGTTATAAGTTTAAAGTTTAGAGAGGAAATGTTTAAACGCTCTAATTTCCATTGCTGGCAAGTGCCTAGCGGGAGTACGTTTTATTTCAGTCTCAATTTTTTCAATTTCTTGAGGAGCAAGAATACCGTTATTCCATATCCATTCAACACCTTCCATTACACCGTTAACAAATGCTGACGGCGCAGAAGGGTCTTGAACGATATCTACTGAAGCTAACATAAAGTCATTCTTCACATACATAACGCCACCCTTGTTTTCAAGAGTTCCCATACCACGACTTGATACACCAAGCTTAACTCCGCCTTCAAGTAAACCGCTAACGATATTACCCATAGGAGTATTAAGTATTGATGCTTTTCCCATAACATCATTCCCTTGGAATTCCAAGTTTGTGATCTTATGTGAAACTTTGTCAAGGTTTACAGTTGGTCCTTCCGGATGATTTAACTCTCCAACTGCTCTACCTTGTGAAACCTGCTCGTCGACGTATTTGCCAACTGCAGCTTCCAAAATCTTTTTATCATAAACACGGCCATTTCTATTTTTCTTATTGGCCTGCATAAATACACCCTCTATCACAAAAGACTTTTCGCCTTTTTCATTCTTTTCAGAAAGAATTTGTAGGTTATTATCTACGTATTCTGATATTAGTTTCATTTATACCTCTTTAAGCCTGTTCGGCTTCTGGTTGTTTATTACCTATTGTGCCTGCTATTTCAATTTTCTTTGCATCTATAGCAGCAGTGAGCTTTACTGACATTATATCATTAAAGCTTTTTTGTGCAGCGACATTGTCACCGTCTTTTAAATTTGTTATCAAATTCTCTGTAGTCATAATTATCCTCGTTCTGTATATATTTATAGTTATTTAAATCTCTAGAAGTCCAAATCATCTTCATCGTCAGGGGCATCAGCCTTTTCCTGTTCGATTTGTTTGGTTAACTCTTCTATGTCGTCATCAGTTTGACGGAGTATATTCTTTCTTACCCATTCATTTGATACGTATTTACCTACATACTCATCAACAGAACTTATAAGTTCGAATCTTTCCCTTATCATTTCACTTTCTTTCAGTTCACTAAAATAGTTATCTTCAATAAAGTCAAAAACAATACTTTCTTTCCAGCTTTCCCAATCATTAACGGTTATAATACCCTTTAATAGTAATTGAGTTTTAAGTGCTTGCATAAACACATCGGAAAATCTTTTTCTTAATCTATCAATGAATTTTTTAAACTTAACTTCATCTCTAGATATTTCAGTACTTCTACCTAAACTAAACTGATTCTCTTGTTCCAATCTGTTAATTGGTACGTTAAGGGCTTTATACAGTTTCTTTTGGAAGTATATGATATCATCAATCTGTCCGAGATTTTCTCCTCCTGGGAGGGTCGAAATTTCCGTACCTCTACCACCTTCTCTACGCGGTAAGAAGAAATCTTCGAGCATCGACATATGTTTCTTATCATCTTTAACATCTCCTGTCGCGGCATCGTATACTAATTTGTTTCTATACTGATTCATGATGTTACGTAAGTATTCTTCTGCTTTACCTTTTGGTAGGTTACCTACGTCAATATAAAAGATTCTTCTTTCAGGTGCTCTACTTATTCTGTAGATAACCAAGGAATCTTCCATCATTCTTAATTGGTTGACTGGCTTAATTGCTTTTTGCAAGTAAGATAATATTCTAGAACGAGTTGGATCCATCATCCCGGACGTAGCATATAATATAGCATCAGGATGTATTTTAACACCTTGATCTGTTTGAGTCATCTTATTGTTTTGGAATAAGAAATACTCTGCTTGTTTAACAACCAGTGTTGCCCCAGTTTTAGGGTCTTGTTGTTCTTCGATCTCTTTTACTTTACGTAATTGCGTTGGATCGATATATCTTAATTCTTTAATACCTGCTTTTGGATTAGCATCGTTAATAATAACGTGATACGGTAATCTTCCATCAATGTACCACTTTCTGAATATATCATGTGAATACTGATTGAAGCCCATAAGCTTTAGGATAACATCAAATTCGTCTCTTACGGTATCTTTGATTTTATCTGATATTTCTAATTTATCTAATATAATATTAACAGGTGCCTCATCATGGTCACCTACAATTGATTCGTTAACAATGTCTTCAATAGCTGCATCACATTCTGGCTGTGCTGCAATATCCCTATATTTTACAATAAGCTCTACTTCGTTCTTTTGTTTATCTGCGTCTTGATCTAGATATTGCCCAAAGTGACCTCCCGAGTTTATTACACCCGCGCCGTCGTTTTCTGTGGATGGAACTATAGATACAAGGTTATCCTTGTTACCCTTTTTCCTGTTTATCTCGAATCCGAAAAATTCTGCCATAATTTATTTCCTATAATATCGGAGGGGAAACCAGTTCCCCTCTCCTATTATTATTTATACTACTTCTAAGAGGTAGTATCTGACTCCCAATATTGAACCTGTAGTTCAACTGTGAACTCTTCTATCGTGTTTTCACTATCGTAATTTAAATCGATAGTTGAAACTGAAGAAGGCCAACAACCTCTAAAGTCATATTTCTTAACAGTTTCGCCAGCTTTATTAAGCTGCTCTACTACTACGTCACAAATATAATCATTCATATTTGATAGACCAGTGTTAGTAGCGAAATTGTTAATACCATTAGCCCAAGACTCAAACGCATTTCTAACTTTAAAGTTAGCATCATTGATGATTGTCAATGATAATGGTTCGAAAGTTCTATCACCTGCCATCTGAAGCTGTCTGCCTCTGAATGGTATAGCAATAGGTGCTATCGTTGACCCTGGAATCTGTACTCCCTTACATAAGAAAGATGTTAATTCCACATCAGCAGCTACGTAACTTGGAAAATTAACGGTTGCTTTAAATAGATTTGACCTAGCGCCGCCGCCAGTTAGTTTAGATTTAAAATCGTCTACTCCTAAAATTGCCATGTTATTCTCCTATTATGCTGAAGTACCAGCGATCTCAGTAAATTCGACCCCTGATCTTGTGGCTACAAAGTTTAAAGTAATGAAGTTAATCGATCTTGAAGGCTTGATAAATATATCAGCTACAAATTGATTACCATCAACTACTTGACTTGTATTGTTAGTACTATCGCAAACAACTAAGAAATCTGTTAGTCCTCTACGCCCCTTCACATCTCTCAAGAATGGCTCAATTAAGTTTTTGAACTGTGCTTGCGTAAATTCATCGTTGAATTCAAATAACTGTGCTTTAGCAGCAGTTGAGATTGCTTTTTCTAATGTGTTAAATAATCTTCTTACATTGATTCTATCAAATGCTGAAGGCTTACTTAACAATGTTTTATCTCCGAAGAGAATAGTTCCCTGACCAGACAACGATACAATCGGATTTACTCTTGCTTTATACAAGGTATCTCTATCTGCCTGTTTAGGATTATGTGCCAACTTGACTACACCCAATAGTTGTCCACGATTCACACCAGCTGGTGAGAACCAAGAATCAGCTACAGTATCTGTATTAGCACAAAGTCCTGCTACGTGACCAGCTGCTCCAATCCAACGATATTTATCATTGTATTTGTCATAGACATAAAGAGCTGTTGAATCACATGAAGCATAAGAGCTTGATGTTAATGTATCTGCAAAGACTTTTACATCTGCTGCAGGTGTTGAAGACCCCTGTGTGTCTGCGATTGGTGGGGATACAAATGCCATACAATCTTTCCTAGCCGCTGCTATGGAAATAAGATCGTTTGCAATTACATTCGAACCATTTGCGTCTGGAGTTGCAAAAAGTAAATTTACATCTACTGTTTCGCCATCTTCCAATAGGTCGTAACCTAATGCAATTTCGCCAGTGGTTGGTACGTTATCATCTAAGCCTCCTCCGAGACTGTCAGAATCTACTGAAGTTAATGTACCGGACAGACTCGATAGTCCGGAAAGTGCACTTCCTGCACTTGATAATGATGAGATATGATCCATAAATCTAATGTAATTAGATCTTTGATTAATAACATCTACATAATAGTTACTTGTACCATCGTTTGCCTTAGCATCTGAACCGATAGACATGAATGCGAAAGTTTCTAATACTGTGTTAGCAGTACCTGTGAAAAGTCCATCTTGATCTATTACGATCACATGTACTTCATCATTGAAACTTGCACTTTTGCCTAAGTTAGTTGCATAGTCTGATGTACCGGGTTTGCTATCGAATTGCCCTTGGGATGCCCAAGCGTTAAAATTCGACGTGCTAATATCGGCAGTAACTGTTTCAACTTTTAAGCTGTTGCCAAGGATACCTGGAAACTTTGCAGCCCATTGTCCCTTGTTATCAGCATCAGAAGTTGCATAGTTATTATTAATATAATCATCATCATTTTTGATTAGCTGGCCAGCGCCGTCTGAAGTCGCATTCTTGTGACCTGAGGCTACCCTGACTACTTTCAATGCATTGCCATATTTTAAAAATGACGCTGCCGTTAGAAAGTACGAGAAAGTATTGTCGTCTGGTGTACCGAATATTCCAGCTAAGCTCTTTTCAGAACCTACTGTGATTACTTGGTCTACCGGACCCCAATTAAATGATCCTGCGAATCCACCAATGCTGGTTGATACGGCAGGTACTACGGATGTCGCGTCAATTTCCTTGACTTGAACTCCTGGTGATACTTGAAATGCCATCGCTTTATCCTCTCAAAAAGGTTTGTTTATAAGTTAACATAATACGGAAAAGTTTTTACACTTTTTTATTCAATCATAGTTATTTATAATATAAATAAACTCTAGAACTGCCCGTCATGTCTACCCAATGGGGTTTCAAACCAAACCGTTCCGTCTTCATCTTGCTCAAATTTTGGCTTATTATCAGCCACGTTACCAAGAAATCCAAGTGGTATCATATCATCTTGGATTGCTTGAAGTTGTTCTTTATACAACATGTTCTTCATGTCTATATCTGTTATAGATTGAAATATATCAGTACTAGTAAACCATGCAAACAGTACTAAATTCATCATAAGGTCATCATGATTAGATGCCGAAGCTTCAAATGATGTCCCTTTCGAAACAAAGGTAGTCATTTCTACTATGGTATTAGCATCATGTATTGATAGTTTCCCTTGTTCTATTAAATCTTTTATGGTAGAACAACCAATTCTTTTTACTCTTTTGGTCATTGTAGCACCAATCGCATTCTTTTTAACTGCTGATTCTACAAACATGTTCTCATATTCTAAGTCATAGTATAAACCATTACACACTACAACACCTTGATCGTTTGATTCTACAATAACGTATGCTTCGTTATAAGCATTTGCGTATTTATATACTAAATCTGGTAATAGCATTGGTGATATATTATTATCTCTAAATACACACACTTGATTGAATGGTTCAACTGATATATCAATGATAGTAAAAGTACTATAATCCTGCCCTCTACCTCTGGCCACATCTACTGTCATAATATAATCATGGTTTATTATAGGTGATTCGTACGTTAATATATTTTCTTTTATTGTTATTGGTTCTCTAGCCATTTGCGCTAACAAATGATTAGCAGATATTAATGTATTACCTCTTCCATGAAAAGTATTACCAAACTCTTGCTCGAACTGTAATTCCGATGTATTCGCTACAGTTACTCGTTTCCATTCATCATCTCTTCCAGGTACGTCCCACCAATCCACTCTAAACGGACCAAAATCATTTGTCCCTGTGGATGCACCTTCCCATAGCTTGTGGTATACATTACCCACTCCATTTGCTGTAGAACATATAATTATTTGTGTGTCTTTACCAGCAGAAACAACTGGATAAGTAGAAGTATAAAACTGTGCATCATTTTCTACGAAAGCAAACTCATCTAAAAACAATAAGTTAATAGATAAACCCCTGATAGAACTACCTGATGTAGCCGATGCTATAATCTTAGAATTATTACTAAACTCTATAGAACCTTTGTTTAAAGCTTTGCATCCAGGCTGTAAAAAGAATGGTAGATTTTCTAAAGCTAATGTTATACGTGCTAACATCTCTCTAGCTACAGCTCCTTTGTTAGCTAATATAGCAATAGTTTTTTCTGGATGGAACACAGCAAACCATAATAGATATACCACTGAAGATATAGATTTACCTGACTGACGACAAGCTAAAACAATACTAAATCTGTTATCATTGAAATGCGTAAACATCTTTTCTTGATAAGGATATAATTTAAAAGGCACCAATCCGTCATCGAGAGAAATAATTTTTATATACTCACGAGCAAAGTATGCAGGATCGTTCATGCATTTGATATATTCTTTTACTTCATTTTCGCTAAATTGGGATTGAACGCCATCTCGTTTTACTTGAGGGTTTCCTAAGTATCCGAATTCGCTATTCTTTATCTGGTTCAACATCTATAATATTATCTGCTTTAGTCTTTAATAACATTCTTTGTAGGTCAGTAGTACTACCAACGAAAACATTATTATTAGTCACTTCTCTTTTATCGCTTTCAGCGTTAAGTTCTTTCTTTGCTTTTTGTAATTTCATAAGCTTATCAGTTACATCACTCATATTTCTAATATGATTTGATAGTACTTCAAACGCTCTAGGGTGTTCGGATTCTCTTGCTAATTCTGACATAGCATCCATGCTTAATGTTCCAGTGCGTATTAAATCCTTATAAGTTTCTCTAGAAAACTCATAATCGTCTTTAATATCTTTCTTGCTAATAGCTATCGACGCATTTTCTACATGCTTCTTCGGAAGATTCTTGGCAAGCCTACTTGAGATTTCTTGTTTTTTATCCATAATATTATTTATACGTTATGCGTATGAGGTAAGAGAGGCTGTAGCTCCTGAAGTTCCACCTGTCATTGTTTCTCCAGGTTGGAAGTATCCATCAGCTGAGTTAAAGCCAATAGTTTTTCTAAGTGATACACCATCTACAACAATATCATTAAACGTTCCAACTTTCAATGTAGAGCCCGAAGAACTACCAGTGACTATCTCTCCAACACTGAATGTTCCACTAATAGATGAAGGTAAATTAAGAGTACCTGTTTCTGGAAAGTTAATATAATCAAAAGATGTCGTAATTTTATATTGACCAGAACTTGGACTTGTTGTAACCAATGTATCTGATGCAACTGCAGTTGTAGGAGTGACGGCTATATTTAAACCTTCAAACAACTGAGAGGTATTTCCTTTGTTCATGAAATCTATATCGATCTCTTTAATAATTGCTTGAGAACCTTTACTACTATAAAATGACATCTTCATAGTAAATCCAAGAGTATATGTTAATACTCTTCTTGTCATAAAGTCAGCTTCATAATCGTCGTTAATGCTAACTGAATTTAATACTATAGGCACGTCTTGTTTAAACGAAGTCCAACCATCTATAGGTTTAATTGTAACTGTGTAGTCAGGCTGAAAGAACGGAATGATTTGTTCCATAATTTGTAAACCATCATCTTGGTTTTTAGCCATAATAGTTAATTCCATACCAATATTATATGGCACTTGGAAATCAACTTTATCTCTTTTAGTAACATCCGTACTAGCGTTTGTTATCTTATTTCTTTTATTTTGTTTTTGGTTTAGATCTATATCTAAAGATGTAATTTCAAATCCCATACGAGGAAGTTTAAGAGCCATTGACTGATCAGCTAAATCTTCTTTCATCCTAGCTAGAAACTTTTGTTTAGGACCGTATGCTAATGGGACTTTAATTTGATTTAGTATTCCACCAGAGCCATTCTTACGAATGACTGATATGTTATTAAAAAGCGTACCAAATACTGCTACTGACTTTCTTATTGTTGAGTGATAAAAGTGGCTTCCAAACATTAGAAATTATCCGAAGGATCTCCAAAAGGGTTATTTTCAGTAAAGTCTAAGAATGAATCACCTTCAAGTTCGAATGCGACATTCTCTCCTCCTGAATCTGTTGGGTCTACTAATATACTATTATCTCCTATATCGTAAACCTTTGATATATTACATGATAGAGTAGAGGTTTGCCCTTTTAATGGCAACGTAGATGACACTAGGAAATCTCTAGCTTCTGCTACTCCATTTACTCCAATTTGAGATACCTGTATTTGTCCAGCCGTGGCTGATACATTGACTACTTTCTGAACCGTGGCAAATACTGAGGTTAATTCATTGCCATCACCATCAACTGTAAGTATTTGTTTAACTTGCTCACCTTGAGTGAATTGATTACTTGATGTTGTGGTATAATCCAATGTGACTTGGTACGATTGAGTTTCTTCGACTGCATCTATACCAACAACACCTGTATCAAAGTCTTCATCATTATATTCATATAGAGAACATTGTAATCTATAAACTGGAAGATTCGATAACTGATAGAATGGTTGTTCATGCTCTACAAACATGACTTCAAAGAATTTATTAGATAGTGGTAGGAATATTAAGTCACCTTCTCTTGGTCTAGGTGAATCATTAATCTCATCCTGTAGGCCTACATACCTATCCCATATTTTACGAGATACTACAAAGTTAACTTCATCTCTGATTTCTAAACCAAACTTAGAATATAAATCCCCTTGACCTTCGAAACCATCACTACCTTCGATATACGCTTCAATCATATACGCATCGTCAAACTTAGAAGCTCTATCTTCTCCTAAAATTACATCTTTGCTTAATGTTTCTCTTGGTAAATAATATATATCTTGACCAAAAATCTTTAATGACTCGATAATTAAATCTTCATAAAGGTTCTGTTCAGATCTTACCGCCTGAGAAAAATATACGTTCCTAGGCATACTTTATCCTATGTAGAAATCGACAGGTTCTTCCCAATTTAAACGCGCCTCTTCTTCTAATTTTATTATTTCTTCTTTGGCATCGTCGAATATTTGTCGACCGTTAAAAGTTACTCCGCCAGGCATAACCATTCCTTCAAATTTAATTAGGTTGGTTCCCCATTGGTATTTAATTAGTGCTGTTGCATATCTTTTTAAGAAGTAATCGTTATATACATCAGTATATGTTGCTGGGTCGATTACTCTATAACATTCAATTGCAATATATGAATCAACAGAAACATCTAGTTCCCATTTCATATCAACTCGTAATTGATTCTTATGTCTGTCGAAGCTAATATGTTTTTCATCTGAATCGATTAACATATCTAGCATAGATAACCATTGCATTTTCATTGTGTAATCTAATAAGCTACCCATGAATCCCAATGAATACATGTCATTCAAATGCATTTGGTATTTAACATCAAACATATTATGTGACATATTGACATCATTGATTGGCATTATTCTAACAACATTAGTTACTAAATCACTAACTGGTACAAATTTGTTTTCAATATCGCCTTTAGTAATAGTTTGAATAGTCGCACTGGCTCCTGAAGCAGAACCCGTTAATGTTTCAGATGCAGCAAAAGGTATTCTATCTAAGTGAGTAAGAGCAGTGTATATAATCTTATTAGTGGCAGTGTTTTTATGAACTAATGCAGTTGCACCAGAAGTTGCACCAGTAATTGTCTCACCTATTGTGAAATTACTAGCGACCGATCCTGTTAACTGTAATGTACTACCAGTAACTTTATGTTTTAAATAAACTCTTTCGATTGCATCAGCATGATACTCTTGATAAAACTGTAATGCCTCATCGACTCTATCATCTAATTGATCGTCATCGATATTAATTTCAATTACAGGATGGCCTAGAGCTCTTTTGCAATACTGAATTAATGTTGATCTACTATTTGGTTTAGCCATACTACTATTTATACCTTTTAATGTTTCAGTCTAAGCGTTATCATTGTTTATCCCGGTACTACTACGTCGGTATTATCAGGATCATTCATTCTATCCATAATGTCCTGTTGAGTTACTGGTGTTATATCACCGGCTACTATTTCATATAACACAGTAGTAGCTAAATGTTCGATTATAGTTAAATCACAACCGTCGGGAACCGATTGCGAAGTATGATCTGTGTTTTCTTCGGAGTAATAGGTACAATAAACTTCTCCATCTTTCACGTGTACATGTGCATATTCCATAATTTTCTCCTTTAAGTGCTACTGAATGTGCCCTGGCCTTGAGCCGCGGACATTGTTTTGAAGTGATAACAGCCGCCAGTTGCTCCATCAGCGTCTAGATTAGAAGTTGTAGTATTTGAACCGAAGTATCTGTTTCCACCAAACATAATTTCAACAACAACATGACATCTACCATAGTTTCCAAAGGTAGTAACACTAAAGTCTCTTCTATAACGAGCTTGGCCGCCATGACTAGCAAGACCACTACCGACGGCAGCGCCCATAGTAATAGTATTATTGCCGCCCCCTCCGAAAAATGATGTAGTACCATTGGTCTGAACTTCTACAAGTGATGCAGCTGTACTGGTCATAAATCCAAGATACTCTCTATATCCACCAACATAATAGGTGCCGTAAACTTTAAATCTAAATACTGGATATTCTCCCCAATGACCTGAAGAGTAAATGGTTAAAAACTGAGAGGTCGTTGTACTCGAGGACGTACTTTCAACAGTAGGAGTTCTATATATTGCAGTTGTTCCATAGTCAGCACCATTTGCACCAAGATACCCGGCGGGAGGATTCGCTATACCTGCGCGGGTTGCCGAACCACCTTGAATAACCGCTTGATTAGCATTTAAAGCACCTGTACCTGCATCTAGCGTCATTGCTACTGTTGTTCCAGCATAAAACTTTTGGCCAACGCTGGCCGTGGTTTGATGCATTATATAGTTATTTTCTACATAGTGATAAGCTTTGATTGCTCCACCAATTTTATACAAAAGGCCGCCTGTATAACCATTGCCACTGTTTGCATCTAAACTTAACCAACGACTTCCGCTACCGCCACTACTAGCACTACCACCAATACTCACGTCGCCTACGTTATTAATATGCAAATGAGTAGCAGAACCTTCTTTAATAAACAGTGAACGGCTATCAGGGTATACAATGTTTAAATCGTTTCCTGAAGCTGTTGTGAATACACCCCCAGCCGTTGTTGTAAAATTTTCAGCTGTTACGTTTCTACTAGAGTCTATTACTAAAGTATTAGCCACATATAAATTGCCACGAATATTAGTTTTACTAGCTGCAACGGATGAGTTAGGTATAACCTCAAAACACGGTGATGTGCTGGTTTGATGTCCGAAAATTTGGAATCCGTATGAGTCTCCAGAACCTCCTACAATCATTTGTGTTGACGCACCAGATATTAAACCACCTGAATCGGAGACTATATCGGAACCCATTCGCCAGTTGGCATCATTTCCTCTAAAGTAGTGCGACTGTCCTGTACCTTGTTCTATTTTTCCACTTACTGTTAAAGTTACACCTGTAAAATTATTAGCTTGTACTGCACCAGCACCATCGCCTGACGCAAATAATAAGTTACCACCTGCTGCATACTGAGTCCAAGAACGAGTACCTGATTGGTCAAATCCAAGACGCTTTCCGCTTGGAATGGCTGCGCCACCCGCTCCACTGCTATTTACATTTGCAGACGTATTAAAGTGTGATGATGTGATTAGGCCGATGTTCGTTAGGTTTCTACTAGCGTCAATAACTGATGTACTACCCATGCGTATATCACCAAGTACGCTTAAATATTTAGCACTACCTGGTGCACCAATTATAACTCCAGTACCACTATAATAAACAAGCTCTAATGGGTCAGAATTATTACCTGAATCTACGGTATCAAATCTAGCACTTGCAAGTTGCTGGACACCTAATCCATATACAGTACCGCCGTTCATATATACTCTAGTGGCGGTTACATTTCCAGTCAGCGTTCCACCTGCTAGAGGTAGTTTCGTAGCGAGTGCCGTGGTAAGTGTTGATGCATAAGAAGCATCATCTCCAATCGCAGCTGCCAATTCATTAAGAGTATTTAGTGTACCAGGCGCTCCGCCTATAACAGCAGTAATTGCAGCATCTGTATAAGCTGTTGTTGCTATTTTGGTAGAGGAATCTCCCACTGATTGTGTTGTTGCAGTTGTAGCGCTTGCTAACGAACCACTTAACGAACCAGCAAATACACCAGCAGCAGAGATACGTTCTGTACCTGCAACGGATAAACCATTTTTTACTTCGAAATTTTTATTTGTAGCCATTTTACGATTTCACTCTCCATCGTTGTATATATCTATTTATATCTTTTTATTTGCGAAAAACTAAATTTCGCCATGTTCGCCTAAAATTATTCCATCTTTATCTGGAGCATCTTTAGGTTCTTCTGTATTTTTAATTGCTTCGAATTCTTCTTCCATTTTATTATCCTGTTGCTGTTATAGCAGTTGTTATAGCTGTTGGAGTTATTCCATCTGGCGTTGCATCTCCGGCATGGTCTATAATAGGTGCTATATTTTTAACACTTGGGTGTCCAACTCCTCTTACAGTTATACTCCTTGCGCCTGAATGATTCGTAGAACCTTTTATTTCTATATACATTACCGCCATATTTCCCTCACCTGCAGTTGGATGTCTGTAAAGTCGCGATGAACTGATAAACGCATAAGAAGCATATGGAGTTGGAGTCACAGTTGCGTTACTAGAAGCCACTGCTACATTTAAGACTCTAGCATGATTTGAACCCCATACTATTTTATAACTATGTAGATGCGCTGCTTGAGCGTGTGTTGCGTGCCAACATATATCTATTTCACACCAACCACCACCTGCAGAGCTAGAATAACTTGAATATAAAGGTATTTCTAACCAATGAGCATTTGAGTTTGCAGGCGTTCCTGCACCAGAATATCCAGCATGATCGAATGTATATGTATGATTCATAAGAGCAAAGGAGGTATAAGTACCTGTCCTTCTTTGACCTGTTGAGGAAGAAGCACCATTTGCTCTAAATCTTTGTGTTTCTATATAGGCATCACCGTCATAACCTTGTATGACTACATCCCCTTGAAGTGTTCCATCTCGAGTAGTAGCTTGATCTGACACACAAGCAATCGCTGTTTCTCTACTACCACCTGGGTTTGTAAATCTTATAGCAGCATAATCTTGGGCATCGTTTGAATTAGTAATACAATCTATTACTCTTCCTACGCCTAGAAAACTAGTTGAACTGTATGATGCAGTTGCGGTACTTTTAATCCCTACAAGCTGAGCGCTGCCACCTGCATTTGCTGCACCATGAATTTGCAATTTGGCCGTCTGGTAAGGAGATGCAGCACCTATGAGAACATTACCGCCAAATGGATTCAATGCTAGAGGTGAGGTCGTTCCTTCATTATAACTCGTTTGTATGTGAGTAGTATTACCTCCTGTAGAACCTATACTTAATCCAACACTTGAGTTAGTAAAATTATTTACTCTAAATAATGCATGAGTATAAGAATTAGCTGCACTTGTTGCTTGCGGTGAACTTGTGCCTCCTCCAAATATACTAAGCATGTGTGGAGGAGTTGCTGTTCCGATACCAACTTTACCACTCGATGCAACTAGTGTATTTCCGTATTCTGTTCCATCTCCCCAAGTGCCAATAGTAAGTTTACTATCTTCGGAGCCATCAGATACATCGGTAGCTCTAACTGCAATTTCTACCCAACTATGTTCTTGATTAGCAGTATTGTCTCCTCTAAAGTTTATGAAGCCTACATAATCATTATCAGCCATTTGTGTATGGCCACCAGCTGGAGCTTTTAAGAAAGTCATTATTGGAGGACTAACATCATTATTAGTGTTTGTAAGTAATAAATTTCTGCCCCAAGACGAAGTAGTGGTAAAATTATTTACAACACCAGTAGTGGTTATTGCTGTTGCCTCAACTCCAGCTGCAGTTGTAAATAACTTTTTTCCACCAGAGAAATATAATTCTGCGGCAGTTGAAGTAGCTTTAATAATATTATTACCATCTGCATCTTCAAACCGAGTATCATTACTTTTTATCTTTAATGCACCCGTTCCAACGAGGTCTTGAATCATACTATGATTACCATCGTGGAATATTTGCAAGTCATTAGAGGCGCCTAGACGAATGTACTCACTATCTAGCATGGTTAAGTTGTCTGCTTGAACTGTACCTGTTACGTTTATACCAGCATCAGTAATACGCATACGTTCTGCAGAACCAGTAGCAAATCTTAAATCTGTACCTCTCATACCGAAAGAAGCTAATGCTGATCCCGCTGTATTAATAGCTTGGAATCCGGCGACACTACCTATCTCTCCAATACCGCCTGACCATGTAACTCTTTTATCTGTTCCTAATCTAATATCAAGACCAGAATTACCAGCATCGACAATAAGTGCACCGGTCATTGTTCCACCAGCTTTTGCTAACTTAGCTGCGATCGCATTAGTCGTTGTGGTTGCATAGTTAGCGTCATCACCTAATGCTGCTGCTAACTCGTTGAGAGTATTTAATGTACTAGGTGCACTGTCCGCTAAATTAGCGAGTGCAGTAGTTACATATTGTGTTGTTGCTGGAGTGACATCATTACTACTCGCACCTGGAGTAGTTAATATAATGTTTCCTGCTTTTACTTTTGTTAATGCCATAGTTGTATTGTCCTGTTAACCCTCTAGTATCGCTATGCGAGCTTCTAGTTCTTGAATCGATTGTACTAACCTTGTAATAATTTCATTATGAGTGTATGCTACTGCTTGATATTTAGGTGATCCAATTGTAATCTCAGTAGCACCTTCATCTATATCTGTTTGTGTATATAGGTCATCTTTATTTCCACTAACTGCTTTTGGTATATGATCTTGAATTTCATGTGCTATAAATCCTACATGATCTCCCGCTTCTCCGAAACCTTCTCTATACTCATATAGTCTTGGCTGTAAAGACTTTATAACATTCAATGAACCTGTTAAATCTCTGATATTCTCTTTCTTTCTATAATCTGATACGTTGGAAATTGCCAAGCCTGTACTAGTGCCATATATAGAACCTTCAACAGTACTATTTGTTCTATACTGTAGTAAAGAGACCGCACCATTAGCTGTACGATTATTTACAAGAAGAATTTCTGCACCAGTACTATTATAATTCGTATCCCAAAATGTTCGGCCTGTTGGCCCTATCATCGATATACCACTAGTACTATTATAAGCATGATAACCGAACTGAGTGTTTCCGTTAGAACCTGTCCAAAGAGAGTCAGCTGGTGCTTCACCAGAGAAGTGATATATGACCTTACTCCATGCTCTATCTACAATTTCAAAAGATGTTCCAGCAGCTTCATTGCCGCCAAGTTGGACGGTTAATGTTCCATCCTGTCTATCTGCAGCTCTACCTATCCATGCTTCGCCAGCATTTGTTTGGCTTTGAGGGAACGTCCCTACTTCTATCCTATGGTAGGATTTTAAACGAGTCGCGTTCAATGACAGTGCAGATGTAGCGCCTGCTCTGAATGCCATTTCATCGTTACTGTGTCGATATTCTAAATAACCAGGATATCTTCCATTAGTTCCTACAGCTCCAGCTCCTGAAGTCCCATCACCGAAGTATAGAGCTCCTACGTTACTGTTTCCACTATAGAACTGCATTGACGAATGGCCGTCACCCTTTCCTACTTGTATTTTGGGACTTCCAGATAAAACATTAATGTTAGTAGTCGAACCTAACAATAAATCACCGGTATTAGTCAGAGTCATCTGAGTAGCTGGCATCTGCCACCTAAAACCACCTCTCAAGTCCGCAGAAGTATTTAAAGCAGCGTTAGTTTTAAACGACATTAATCCAAAACCTGCTGCTGCATCGCCACTGTTTTCAGTTAGATTTAATCTAACTTCGGGGTCTTTAACTGATACACTTAATTTTGTGTCACCTGCATTTTCTCTACCTTCTATTATTATTTGAGGAACATCAATATCATTAGAATTATCAGATAAATGCAACATAGCTGCTGGTGTTGGTGGTGTAGACCAATGGGATATTGCTAAATAACCTGGATTTGCGTCATACCATAAACCTGGACTTGAAACTGCTGTTGTACCGATACCCACGTTGCCTGAGCCGTCTATTGTCATTCTAGTATTATTACCGTTACTAGCAAAGTATAAAGAACCTTGAGCTCTTATTCCAAAATTAGTAGTACCTTGACCTAGTATGCCTTCGGCATTACCAATATAGCCTCTTACAGTTCCATTATTTTTAAATATTTGTAAAGGTCCATCACTATTTGTGGTGTCTAAATTAAATACATTTTGTCCAGTAGAAGCAACATCTAACGTTCCCGTAATAGCTATTCCACTGTTATTGACCGCGAACCTTTGAGCTCCACCTGTTACAACCCTAAGCTGATTAGCACTATTAAATTGTAGATAAGTATCTGTATCGTCTGACTTGCCAATAATGCTAGTTCCTGAAACGCGGATATCACTTACAAAATCAAATCCACCAGAATTATTGATAGTTAATTTATTTGTGCCATTTGCAGAGTAGCCCATTGAGTCAGTGCCAGTATTATACCAACCTGTATTAGTGTCACCTACAGAAAAAGCTACAGTGGCTGCGTTTGAGCCGGTAACTTTTATTTGACTTGCGGCTGTAATTGTAGAAGCAAAAGTGGCCGCACCAGTAAATGCTGGACCTTCTTCAAAGTTTGCAGTTAATACGCCAGTTGAACTATTATACGATATTGCATTTCCGCTTACGCTTATAGCTGCTCTAGCTCGTGCCGTTGTATGATAAAGATTACCTGCTCCTTCGCTTACTGTATCAGTATTACCAAGAGTAGCAACTGTAAACATATTAACTTCAACTACATCACCAACTGTTAAACCAGTATCAAAGGTTAATGTAGTACCAACCACAGTATAATCTGTCTTTTGTTGGTATACACCATTAATATATACTTGAGTATTATTTTCTGATTTAGGATCTTGACTTAATGTAAATGCTGTCTGATTAGCAGTAGCAGTAAATTGTTGATTGACCGCAGATGTTCCATCATGAACAGAAGCTGTTGTTATATGTACTGCA